TATAATGCCATTACTAAAGATACTCCTAGTTGAATCTTGATCAGCAGTTGCGGAAAAAACTGCTGGTTTTGATTGAGCTAGAAATAGCTTAAGCCAGTGTAGGTGTGCTTGTGTTTTTAGGGTTAATGTTATATACCCGATATGCATATTAAAAAGCGTTGGTGCTGTTTGGCCAATGGCGCCATACATAGTCTGAATTTTAATTTAACATAGTTTATCAAGGGCATTGATCAATTAGATCGTGTCCTTTTTGCTAGAATAACAAAGGCAGGTGCTTCAAATAGAATCAAAATTTATGTTGTGGATAAACAGGGGATAACTAAAGAAATCAATGCACCACAATTTGGACAAGTAACAATCAAGTTTCAAGATGGAGTGCCAGTTTATCAAACAGTAACATTAACTGAAAAGATTAAATAAATACCTGACTAGAAAAACTAGAGGGCATGATCATATATCAAACTGATATGTGGTTGTGTCCTCTTTTTTAGTTCATGAGGAAATGGACGTATGAGAATTGATAAGAACTATGGACTGGTTAGCTGCAATGCTGAAGCAAAGTTGCTGGCCAAGATTGACCATGATATAACCATTGAACGAAAAGAATACATCAAGGAGTTGGTAGACAAAGTGAAAGTACATATCTGTGGAGAACATTTATGCAGGGAAGTAATACCTGTGGATAAAAGATATTGTGCCAAGCATGAAGCACTGCACCAATTCAATAAGCCAGCATATTCAAATAAGTATGAGAAGCACAAAGCTAATGCCAATTACAATGCAAATAAACGTGACCAGGAAGCTAATGCTTTCTATCATTCAAAGCGTTGGCGGCAAGTTCGTAGTTATGTTGTTAGTCGTGATATGTACACAAGTGGAGTTAGCGGACGTGTAATCAATGATCATGAATTAATAGTGGATCATCTGATACCGAGAAGATTGTGTCGGGATCCATTAGCTGTAGATAACTTATGGTGCTTGTCTCGTTCAGAACACAACTGGAAAACAAAGTTGGAGTCAAACATGAAAGACAATCAGTTAAAGCATGTGAGCAAGGCTTGGTGGATTAAAGTGCTAAGAGAAAAGATTAGTAAGCAGTATAGATAAATTGAGAGGTGAGTTTGTTGAGAGTTAAAGAAAGAGAAAAATTATTATTGAATCTTGTCAAACGAGTTGAAAAATTGGAAAAAGGAAATCCAAAAACAGCGGCTAAAACAAAAACGACAGCAAAATAGCCAGAAACACCCCCGCCATAGGCTTTTGAAAAAGAGCGGACTGCACATATTCAGCCGTACACAAAAATTGTAATTTGAAAATGTTTAATTTTGGGGGGTGGACCCAATTTCTTTGAAAGGATGGTGAAAAATATTGGTAAGACAAGTTAAATTGACAACTAACCCTAAAGACCGTAAAGACCAGCGAGAACGAACTGAAAATTTAATCACCCAAACTAAAGACATGTCTAAATTACAAGAATCACCGCCTCGGCATCTAAAAGGAATTGCAAATTATGTTTGGAAACGGATTGTTCCTGAATTGAATCGACAAGGTTGGTTAAAGCAATCTGATAAATTGATTGTTGAACAGCTTTGTTCACAAGTTGCAATTTATCGTGAAGCTTATCAGCACATCTTTGTTGGGCTTCCTAACAAAAAAGGTGACTGTGAACCAGAAGGTATTCAGCAAGCCATTTGGACAGCGGTTCAAAGCAGTTCTGGTGAAATCCTAGAGCATCAATTTCAGGGTTACAAAGTAAATCCTGCGGTTAAAACGATGGATTCAGCAGCTGCCAAAATAAAATCTCTTAGCGAAACTTTGGGAATGACACCATCAAGTCGAGCTCAGCTTTTAGATATTAGCGATGATGGTAAAGGAGCAAGCCTTGACGATTTACAGAAGATGTTTGGGTCATGAAAACCTTTGAAGAAACCAAATATAAGGCTGTTATAAAAAAATATCATGATTCTTCGATGAAGTATTGCTTAGATGTTTTGGAAGACAGATTAGTTGCTGGAAACTTGATTAAGTTAGCGTGCTTAAGGCATTTGAATGATTTGAAAAGAATTGATACGGATCCTAGTTTCAAATATATTTATGATGTTAAAAAAGCAGAGGGCATGATTAATTTTGCCGAAATTATTCCAGATGTCTCGTCAAATAAATGTTTGCCATTAGCTCAGTTTCAAAAGTTTATTTATGCTCAGATACAAGGTTGGATAGATCCTAGCATTAATGGAGCTAGGTTTAAAACGGTTTATCTTTCAATGGCAAGGACTAATGGCAAGACCCAAATAGCTAGTGTTTTGTCACTTAGAGACTTTTTACTAGGCCAGCCTGCTAGTTCACGTCAAGTAGCTGTAGCCAGCAATACCAATGAACAAATTAAGCAATTGTATAACTATATCAGAAAAGCCTGGCGTTCTTTAAAACAGACGGAATGGTTTAAGCCTTTTGCTAATGGCATAGTTGATAACTCACAAGAAATGCGAATTGACAGCAGTAACACGAGGCTAATGCATATGAGCTCTGAGGGCACTACGGGTGATTCAGTTCATGCAACAACAACTATTTTTGATGAATATCACTTGCAGAAAACTACGGACTACATAGATAGCTTTTCCAGTGGCAATGTTCAGAACCCACAAGCCAGAGTGATTATTATTTCTACAGCGGGCACTGATCCACGCGTACCAATGCGGGAAGACTATACAGCTTATTCAGAGGCTTTAGAAAAGAAAAAACTTGATGATACAGTTCTGTTTCTTTGCTGGGAGCAAGACAACGATGATGAGGCGTTTAAACCCAAAACTTGGATTAAGTCTAATCCGTTAATGGAAGTTCCAGTAATGAAAACAAGATTGACTCAGGGATTAATAACAGAGAAAAATAAGCAGTTAGCTTCAGGTAACTTAAGAAAGTTTCTAGTTAAAAATATGAATCGTTGGCAAAATGCTAAAAAGAACGCTTATATTCCGCTAGATTTAATAGAGAAATCAATCATTGATGGCTTTGATTTGCGTAATAGAGAGGTCTATCTTGGCTATGATGCTAGTTTGTCTAATGATGATACTTCACTAGTTGCTTTAATTCCTTACCAGTTAAACGGCAACAATAAGTTTTATGTGTGGGAACATTCTTTTATTCCAACTCGTGTTGCTGGTGGGATTGAGGCTAAGATGAAGCGAGATACACTCAACTACCAACAAGCAGAAAAGGATGGTTATTGTGATATAGCCAAAAACCGCTTTGGCACAGTTGACCAAAATAATGTTTACCAATTCATGTTGGAAACTATTAGTAAGTATAACTGGAGAGTTAAAGCATTTGGTTATGATGCATGGGGAACAGGAGCATTTATTAGAGCATTGAATGAGAAGAACAGCGATTGGTTATTGTTCCCAATCAGGCAAGGCGCTCACTCACTTTCAGAGCCAACTAAGTGGCTACAGGATAGTTTTAATGCAGGAGATATAAAGATACCTAACGATCCGATTTTAAAAGCAGCCTTGAGCAATGCAATTTTAACTAATAAGGATAATCAGTTATTGATTGATAAGAATATGAATTCAGCCAAGATTGATACTGCCGATGCTTTAGTTGATGCTTGCTATCAAGGTATGCTGCATTTTACTGAGTATACTAACGAAGAGGTAAAAGAGGATAAGAAAAATCCTTTTTCAGGCATGTCAAATGAAGATATAAATGAATATTTTAAAAATGATTTCAGCTTTTAGGAAGGAGGGCGAGTAAGCTGGTTAAACTTAATAAATTAATTATGATTTTTTTGATGAATCTACCATTTGTTTTGGTAATTCTAGGGCTTGCAAGCGTTGTGTTTGCGGGCTTTTTATATGGTCAAATTCTGGGTTATGCAGTTTTAGGGGCTGCGCTGATATTAACTGCATATGTTATCAGCCCAAATATTGACAGGAAAGGAGTTAACAAGCAGTGATTAACCCTTTTAGCAAATTTCGAGTACGTTCTAAGGCACTTCCTACCAGCTCTTATAGTCCTTTTTTCTTAATGAGTGATGGGAAAACTTTAGCTAATAATGCAATTGATGCTGATTTTGCTCTGAGAAATAGTGATATTTTTTCAATAATTATGCGATTAAGTTCAGACATTGCACGAGTTCATTTTCAAGCAGATAACCAATTGTATCAACCAGTATTAGACACCCCAGCCAATTTAATCAATCGTTATGGCTTTTGGCAAGAGATTTTAGCTAGTTTAATGCTGACAGGCAACGCGTATGTGAGCATTCATAGAAACGGTAATCAGATACCCGATAAGCTGGAGTTCTTACCACTTAGTTGGGTTCAAGTGACTTTAGCAGATAATGCAGAGGACATTATTTATACAGTTAATTATGATGATGGCAGGCAACAAGCAACCTTTAAGAGCGCTGACATGCTCCACTTTAAGTTGTTTATGTCTGGGCGATTAATTGACCAGTATACAGGTATTAGCCCGCTTATTAGTTTAGCCAAGGAATTAAACATTCAAGACTATTCAAACAACTTAAGCTTGTCTAGTTTAAAAAATGCCATTGCTCCTAGTTATACTTTGACTATTCCAGAAGGCACGCTTGACGCAAAAGCTAAAGAGAATATCAGACAACAATTTGAAAGCCAAAACTCAGGAAGTAATGCAGGTCGAGCAATTGTTTTAGACCAGGGTTTACAATTATCTGCTTTACAGATTAATCCAGATATAGCTAAGCTATTGAGTAATACAACTTTTAGTCAGACACAGATAGCTAAAGCATTTTGTGTTCCAGATTCATACTTGAATGGTCAAGGAGACCAGCAAAGCTCTAGTGATATGTTAAGAACTCTCTATGAAAACACTTTGCCAATTTATTCTCAACCTATTTTAAGCGAACTTAATTTTAAGTTTAATTGCAATATTACTGCCAATGTAGCGGATTTAATTGATGTTGACCATCAGCAGCTGATTAGTAACTTAGTAAGTCTAACGAATAGTTCTAATCCTGTTTTAGATGCAACTCAAGCTCAGGCTATTTTAAAATCCAAGGGCGTATTTGACATAGATATTCAACAGCCAACGGTGCCAACTATTAACAAAGGAGTTGATACAAACGGACAATAAAAAAGTAAATATTAGGACAATTCCACTAGAACTAAAAACAAGAGATATTGAAAGTGGTGGAACCGAGATTAGCGGCTATGCTTTGAAGTTTGGGGTTCCTAGTCAAGATATGGGATTTATTGAGTTTATTAGTCAAGGAGCTTTAGACGGTGTTGATCTATCAGAAACAATGCTTTTATATAATCACGATTTTGGAAATATTTTAGCAAGAGCAGATGCGGGAAATCTTACTTTAAAAGTAGATCAAACGGGTCTGCTTTTTGATGCTCAACTGCCAAATACAACGTTAGCTAATGATGTTGTTGCTGATATTCAAGCTGGCAATTTAAAAGGGTGTTCATTCGGATTTACTTTACCTGATGATTGCTCTGGTGATGACTGGACGGAAGATGAACAAGGAAACCTAATTCACACGATTAACCAACTAGCTACTGTTGCAGAAGTGAGCATTACAGCTATTCCAGCTTACACGCAAACAAGTGTGGCAGTTCAGCGCAGCCTAGAAAATTACAAGAAAGGAATTGTAGAAAGACGTATGACTGAAAAAGAAAATAGCAAAACTATCTTAGATGCCGTTAAAGGGCTTCAAGAACAAGTACGAGCATTAAGGCGGGACGATACAGACACAGATCCTGATGATGATCAAAATAGTATTGATAGTAGTACTGATGACGGTGCTGCTTTTAAAGTGGGGGACGTTGTAACCGTTGAAGCTAATCATATGCCAGGAATGCAAGGTTCAATAGGAAAGATTGTTGGTGTTGCTCCAGATGATACCAATACATTTGAAATTGACTACTGGCCAACTGATGGTGGCGACGAAGTTCAGAATCATAAATGGGTTATTGGAGCGGAGTTAAAGCCTTATTCAGGAGTATTTCCAACAACAAATCCTAGTGCTGATAGTTCCGACGATGATGATTCGGATGAAACAAATAGCCGGAGCCAAACAGAGAAAAATACTATTCCAGAGAATAATAAAAAAGGAGACAAAAGAAATATGCCAAAAGACATTACACCAAAAAATCCAGAACAAAATAAGAAAGATGAAGCATTCCGTAATCTAGAAAAGTATTTGCGTACTGGCAAACGTGATGCTGACACAACTGGCGGATTTTCAGAAGGAACAGACGGAGGGGCAGTTATCCCAGTTGATGTTCTCAATGTATTAGCTCAGCCAAACGATCCATCATTACTTTCCGGATATGTAAATAAAGTTCAAGTTGCAAGTCCAACTGGAAAGTTACCTGTCTTAGCTCGTGCAACTGCGGTTATGGCTTCAGCAGCTGAATTAGCAGATAATCCAGCAATTGCTAATGCAACAATTACACCAGTTACTTACGATGTGACTACTTTACGTGGTGCATTGCCAATTTCTATGGAAATGGTTCAAGACTATCCCAATATTACTTCATTACTGCAAGACTATGTGGGAACAATTAAAGATCGTACTGAACAGCGGAAAATTGGGGCGGTTTTACAGCAAGCTACAGCGGCAGCGGCTAAATCTATTGATGATATTAAGGGCATCTATAATGGTAATGACTTAGTGTGGTACACCAATAAAGTTATTGTTGTTACTGCTTCGGGATATGATTGGTTGGATACTCAAAAAGATGATAACGGACGTTACTTATTACAAGATTCAATTGCTGCAGCTACGGGTAAAACGTTATTTGGCGCACCAGTAATTGAAGTTGCTGATGATGTTTTAGGTGCTGTCGGTGATAAAAAGATGTTTATTGGTGACCTCAAGAGCTTTGTCTTGGAAGCTGTCAAATCAAACTTGTCAGTTGCATGGACCCGAAATGAGCAGTTTGAACAAATCTTAGGCATTATCCTGCGTGCTGATTTCAAAGTTGCTGACTCAGCTGCTGGTAAATTTATTACTGTTAGTTCAACTTCAACAGCTTCTCAGGGCTAAACAATAGAAGTTAATCGCTTAAGAAATTCACAATAGGCATTTGCTGGCGGTTAAATAGGAGGCGATTGATATTGGATGTATTGGATGTTGAAACAATTATGGCTGAGCTTAATTTAGATGATAGTGATAAAAATCTGATTACTAATCTGTTGAGCCAAGCACAAGATATTATTATTCATTCAGTAGATTCAACTAAGCAGATAACTGATTTTGAAGGAAATTTAATTTTTCAGCGAGCAGTAATTACTTTAGTAACTCAGCTTTACTATGATCGTTCTTTATCTGCTGGAATGAGTATTGGCTTGCAGATGATGATTAATCAGTTAAAAGGGCAGGTGAAAGTTAATGGCTCAACAACTGCTTAAAACTAATTATCAGCCGTATCAATTCAAAAAGAAAGCAACTTTTGGAACAACTAGTTCGGTTGAAAATTCTGCGGGAGTTAATGTTCCAACCTTTGTTGGTCAATTTACTTTGCACTATGCAACTATTAAAAATACTATTGATCAAAAATATCAGGCATTAGGTACTAAATATGAAAACACCTTGATTATTGCAGTAAAACATGACAGTCGAGTGAATGATAGCTTGGAATGTCAACTTGATGGCATTACACATGAAATTGTAGATGTTTCAAGTGATGATTCGATGTATCTCAGCTATGACTTGATAACGATTAAGAAAACTAAGAAAGTTGGTGCTTCTTAATGTATGGGGTTGATTTTACAGATGCTTTAAATGAATGGTTAGAACAAGTTTCTAAATTAGCTAATCTGACTCCTGATCAACAAACTAACATCACCAAAGCTGGTGCAGAGATTTATAAAGAAAAATTGGAGCAAGCAACTAAATCTAAGCACTATTCAAGTCATGATGATAAAACTTATGGTCATATGGCCGATAATATTACGTTTCAAGGCGCTGATATTGATGGCAAGAAAACCGGAATCAGTTCTGTTGGTTGGAACAATCATTATCATGCAATGAATGCTATGCGATTAAATGACGGAACGAAGTCAATTAGAGCAGATCATTTTGTCACAGAGCTACAGGATTCAGAGAAAGTTAAGAACGAAGTGCTGATGGCTGAAAAAAATGAATACGAGAAATTAGTAAAAAAGGTTGGTGGTGATTAATGCTAGCGGTTAAATCAGCCAAGCAGCTAATAATTTCAGCTAATCTTGAACAAATTGATAAAGTTTACACTAGTAATTTGCCAAAAGAAGAAGTATCAAATACAAATGAAACGATTTTATTGATAACTGATGTTGATACTGAGCCTGATTTAATGGGAAACAATACATTTTATGCTCTTAACAAGCAAGTAGAAGTTCAAATATTCTACAAATTGTCAATGGATTATGATCCAGAAGAGCTTGAAACACCATTAATGAAGCTGTTCACTTCAAATCACTGGCAAATTTCAGATATTAAGCAACACACAATAGACCCTGGCACAAGCCAAATGTCAGTGGCCTTTTATTTTACAAAAACCGATTTAACGGAAGGGGATTAATAATTATGGCTGTTGTAGGTTTAAAAATGATAACACTAGGACTTGTTGATGAGAATCAAAACATTATTGCAGATGCAACAAAGGGGCTTTCAGCAAGCGGAATTTTACAAATTGATGATAAATACTTGGGTTCAAAGACAGCAGATATTTCTAATTTATCTGGATCAACAGACAAAGTTTACGGAAACAATAAAATGCAGGACTTAACTGCAGCTAAGGCTGAACCAACAGTTGCACTTGAAATTAATAATTTAGATTTTGATATTGTTCAAAAATTGCTTGGTCGCATTTCGGATAGTAAAGGCGGATATACACCGGCTCTCACTAACGCACACGTTGCTTTGTTGGTTGAATCTCAAACAATTGACCGCAAGAATTCAGTTTATTTTGGGTTTGGCTATGGAACTTTGACGCAATCAACCTTAAAAGCCGATACAGATACTAACAAGGAAAGCCGTGCGGATGATCAGTTTACGTACACAGCGTTAGATACAAATGCTTTTGATTCAATGCCTTATAAGACTTATTACACTGGTGATTCAACATTTGATGAAGCTAACATGATGAAAGAAGTCTTTGGTGGATATACAGCAACTACCGGTACAGCAACAAATCAAGGCTAGGGTGATCATTCATGGCAGTGGTTGGTTTAAAGATGGTTACTTTAGCATTAGTTAATTATAATTCCGGAGTTAGAAAAGTTATAACGGGCACTGAAGGGCTTTCTGAGGACGGCATTTTGCAAATTGATGATACCTTTTTAGGATCTAAAACTGCTAATATAACAGGAATCTCTAATAGTTATGAAAAAGAGCATGGGTATGATGGCAAATTATTTCTTGGAATGTCTGACGGACCACAACCAGAGGTATCACTTGAAATTAACAATCTTTCCTTTGGAATATTGAATAAGTTAGTCGGAAGATATCCAGATGGTAATGGTGGGTTTGAGCCAGTCTTTGATCCTTTTAAGGTTGCTATGCTGATTGAGTTTCCAACACTCGATCGAAAAAATTCAGTTTATTTTGGTTTTGGTCAAGGGTATTTAACACAGCCATCTCAAAATGGTGGTTCGGACACGGGATCCCCCAATAGAGTTCCCGACAATTTCACTTATATTGCTGAGTCTGTACAGGACTTTAAAGAATTTATGCCATATAAAACCTTTTATTCTGGTGATCCAAATTTTGATGAAGCAAAAATGATGTCTGACGTTTTTCCAACTTAATATGAAAGGAAAATAACAATGAAGATTTTACAAAAAGAGTTCAGTTCCAAATCGTTTGAAGTAAAAGCAAGCAATAAAAATATGAGGAAAGCTTACAAAATGCAATTAGTAATGGCAAAAGCCGGAGATATTGAAGGCAAGGAACCCGTATTGCAGATTCAGCAAGCTCTAGATGTTACTGATCAATTAGTTGATTTTATTTCAAGCATTTTAAAGCTTGATGATGATCAACTAGAAAAATTGGATGATTTAGAGTCAGAAAAGACAATCAAGATTGCTAACCATATTATTTTGCGATTAATGGGTTTAACCGATCAACAAATTAAAGAGAGCGAAGAGGAACAGAAAAAAGAGGAAAAAAAGTAAATCCTTCTCAAATAGTTTTTGAGTTGCAAAATAAAATTGAACAATTCGATTATACCGAGAAACAGGCACTTATATTTCTTCATTGGAATTTAGATGATTATGAAGAGGCTGACTATTATCGTTTGAATGAAGTTTTAAGTGCAAAAGAAGAGAAGGATAGACCCATTGATCCGTTATCGTTGCTTAAGTGAGGACATTTCCAGTTGGATTTGTCCTCTTTTTTATTAAGAGGGTGAATTATATAAATGGTAAAAAAAGTAGATGCCACAATGAGTACAGAGATTGCATTGGATATGCTACAGGCCTCTAACTCGCTTAAATCAATTACTCAGTTGGTCAATAGTGCTACTAATTCTTGGAAAGCACAAGAAGCTCAATTAAAAAGCACCGGTGATTATTTAGGCGCAGCTAAGGCAAAATATGAGGGCTTATCAGATGCTATTTCTGCTCAGGAATCTAAAGTAGAAGCTTTAAAAAATAAGCAATCTAGTTTAAAAGGTGGAACTGAAGAAACTGCCAGAGCATATGCAAAATATCAGTCTCAGATTGATTCAGCTACTTCCAAGTTATCTTCAATGCAAGCTCAACAAGACAGAGCTAAATCTGCTATGGAACTACAGCAGTCGGGTATTTTGCAGTTAAATAATTCTATTAAAGCTCAAACTAGCTTAATGGAAGCAACTATTCGAAAGCAAGAAGCTTTAGGTGATGCCAGAGCAGCATCTAATACTAAAATAGGAAGTTTAACTTCTATCAATAGTAAATATGAAGATGTCTTAGAAAAAGAAAAAGAGCAACTAGAAAAAGTTAAAGATGCTAGTGGTAATACTAGTGATGCTTACACTAAACAAGCTACTAGAGTAGAAAACTTAAAAGCTAAGATTGCTGAAAATAATAGCGCTATTAATAATGAGAGAGAAAGCTTAGAAAAATCTGCGCCAAGTGGGTTTTTCTCAAGTTTAAAAGAAAAGTTAGTTGGCACTAGTGAAGAAGTAGAGAAACAAGAAGGTTTAATGCACAAAGCAACATCTTATTTTATTGGTGGCGTGTTAGTAAACGGGTTTCAGAATGCTACAAATGCTGTTAAAGGGTTTGCTGAACAAGGCTTTGAGTCTGCTGAAGCCGCTCAAGAGGTAGCTGAAAAGTGGAAAAATATGGGGGCTTCTGAAGCTGATATTACAACTATGGGTAATTCAGTTAAGAGTTTAAAAGAAAACACTAACTTGTCAGGCACAGCAGTAGCCAATTTGACTACTAAATTTTATGACATGACTGGTAGTGCTTCTAAAACTAAGCAGTTAGCACAAGGTGTTGGTAGTTTATCAGATAAGTTAAAACTTACTAATACACAAGCTGACGGTTTTGCTAATGGATTATCCAAAATTGAAGCGAGTGGAACTGTAACAAGCTCAAGCTTAGGTAGAATTGAAAAACAAGCGCCCGGCTTAGGAACGGCTTTACAACAAGCCAGTGGCATGTCTAAGACAGCTTTTGATAGCTTAGTTTCAAGCGGGAAATTGACTAGCACACAATTTAATAATATTTTGCAGAAAGCATCTAAAGACTACAAAAAGAACTCTAGCGAGTTTGACAGTAGCTCACAAGGCGCTTTAAAGCATATTAAACAATCGTGGGCTGACACTAAACAAGCTTTAATGACTCCACTTGTAAACATTACAGCAACAGGTTTAAGCTCTCTGTCTGCAGCTTTAGAAGCTCCTGCTATGCAGAATGCAATTAAACAGTTGGGAACTGGTATAGCCAACTTAGGCACTAAACTAACTGGTGTTATGAAGTATGTAGCAGCACATGAAAGTGATATACAGTCTATTATTTCTAGTGTAGTGCAAATAACAAAGTTACTAGCAATCGGTGCTTGGGACACCTTTAAAGTTGTTATTACAGGTATTTCTAACGCTTTTAATGACATGACGGGTAAAGCAAATAAAACTAAAGATCCTCTTAAATCTGTAGCCAGTTTTCTAAAAGACATATCGAGTCACAAAAAACTTATTGAAGCGATAGGAACAGCATTAGTCACAGCTTTTGCTGCTAAGTCGGTAATAAGTGGGATTCATTCTATTGCAAATGGCGCAAGAGCATTGCACAAAGATTTTAATACACTTAAAAATGGTATATCGATGGCTAGAAATGCTATGGTAGCGATTAAAACTTTTGCAGCGACTAATCCATTCACTTTCTGGATAACAGCAATAGCCCTAGTAGTTGCCGGCTTTGTTGAGTTATATAAGCATTCTGCTAAATTTAGAGCTTTCGTTAATGGGATAGTGAAAGCTTGTCAAGATTTCTACAAAGGCACGGTTAAGTGGTTTAAACAGACATGGTCTAGCTTAACTAAAGGCGCATCTAATGCTTGGAAGAACACTAAAAAGTTTTTCTCGGACGGCTGGAATGGTGCTGTTAAGCTAACCCAAAACGGGTATAAAAATACAACTAAATGGTTCAGCAATACTTGGTCTAGCATGAAAAAAGGTGCTAGTGATGTTTGGTCTAACACTAAAAAAACTTTTAGCAACGGTTGGAATGAAACTAAAAAGCTCACTCAAGCAGGGGCAACTTGGGTAGGTAATAATTGGAATACTCTCAAGAATACAACAATTAAAACAGCCCAAGACTTGTGGAAAAACCAAAAAGGTACTTTTAAAGATGGATACAGCACTTTAAACAGCTACACTCAGACATGGCATGACATTATGACCGGAAAATGGGGAAAAGTTGGCTCAGATATTAAAAACACTACTAATGATTTTATTAAAACCATTAAATCATTCTTTACCGGAATGTACGATTGGCTTAATAAAATAACCGGCGGTCGTTTGGGAGATGTGCTTAATACTTTCAAGTCAATCTTTGGTTCAATTAAAGATGTGATTTCTGGAGCTGTGAAAGGCATTAAGCACGCCTTTGGTGATATTGTTAGAGGAATATTGAGCCCATTTAATGATATGCTGTCTGGTCTGCGTAAAGGAATTAATTGGGTTCTTGACAAAGTTGGAGCTACTCAGATTAAATCAAAATGGCAGATTAATGTTCCTAATTATGCTACAGGTACTCAAGGTGGTGTACTACATGATCAATTAGCTCTTGTCAATGATGCCAAGGGCTCAAATTATCGTGAGATATACCGTGAGCCAAATGGGCAGATCGGTATGTTCCCAGCTCAAAGAAATATGATTGTTCCTCTCAAGGCTGGTACTGAAATTTTAGATGCTGATAATTCAGTTCGTTTAGCAAAGTCGATGGGTCTCAGCAATTATGCCAGTGGAACGATTGGTAGTTTCTTTAGTGGAATTTTCAATAAAGGGAAAGACTTACTAGAAGATACAGACAAAATTATAGCTCATCCAATCGAGTTTTTAGAGTCAGTATTTACAAAGTTCACCTCTAACATTAGTTCTGGCGCTGGCTTAGCTAGTGATATTATTACTAATTTTCCAGCTACAATAGCTAAAAATGCAGTTAGTTGGGTTAAAAAACTTTTTAGTGATAATGTTGAAAACGTCAAAGGAACGGCAACACCTGCGCAAGCTAAAGAGGTTATTGAAAAGGCCATGAGTGTCGCTGGAGTTTCTGGATCAAATTGGCTAAATGGCTTGGAAACAATTGCAAAATATGAGTCTGGTTTTAGAAACGTAACTAACAATTGGGATTCAAATGCTAAAGCTGGGCACCCATCATCTGGCTGGTTTCAGATGATTAAGTCCACTTTTGAAGCTTATGCTAAATCAGGTTATGGTAGCTGGACTAACCCTCTGGATCAGGCAATTTCTGCAATCAGATATATTAAGGCTGAATATGGTGGCATTGGAAATGTTCCTGGCATTAAATCGTTGGCTCGTGGTGGAAAATATGTAGGCTATGCAAATGGTGGCTTTATTTCAAACGAAGGACTATATCATATTGCAGAGAATAACAAGCCCGAGGCAGTAATACCACTTGATGCTATGAAGTCTAGCCGTGCTTGGGAACTGATCGGCAAGACAGCCGCTGTTGTTTCGAGCAATAGTGGATCAGCAAGCAGCGGTTTGTCTAGTTCAAGCTCAAATTTTGAATTAGATAAGCTGATGGATAAGTTTGAAAGTTTGATTTCGGCTGTTGGAAAGATGTCAGAGTCGTTTGCTAAAGATGCTTCGAAGCCGACTGAGTTAAATATTGATAGTCGAATTTTTGCACACACAATAGCTCCGGCAATGGATCAAGAGATGTATTTTAGACAGCAGGCGGCAAACAGGCGCATTGCATATAGACATTAGCTAAAAAAGTATTCTCCTAATTTGGGGAATACTTTTTCATACATAAAAATTGATAGATATTAAGAATATAAATTACAAATATAGGTTCTAAAATTTTAAAGTTTTCAAGGTAATGCTCTGATTCACAACATAATGCGATTTAAGATGTTTCAGTATCTCTGAGTATAATTAGCCATGAAATAAATTAAAGCTTATCAGGAAGCAAACTAGAAGATGATTTTTTCTGAAGATCACTAAAAATTGGCGATCTTTTTAAAGGACCTCGGATTAATTCAACCTAGTTATATTTAAATCTGCTATCGTTATGAACCAGATCGAAATTTTCGACTTGGCTCTTACTTTCGAACTAGGTTAAGTTACAGCCCTAAAACTTTTTACACCTGTATTTAATAAAACTAGGTTGAATTGATACAGGCACTTCGAAATTTTCGAAGTGGCTTTTAAGGCGCACTTTTTGGTACAGAGTGTTAAAAACTTTACGCCCTAACCAATCCTGTTTTTCGAGTTTAGTTAACGAACTTAATTTTGAGTTGAGTGAATAGGCAGGTCGAAATTTTCGACGTCGGAAGTTATTTTTGTGCTAAAATTTAGTTGAGGTGATCATATGAAATTTGGTATGAGAAAGCCAAGCCTAAAGAAGTCACTTAAAGCAAGGACAACGGCTAAATGGAAAAGAGAATTAAAAAGGTCGATTAATCCTTATTACGGTAAAAAGGGTACTGGTTGGATAACTAATCCTAAAAAAGCTTTGTACAATAAGTTTTATCATAAAACTACGTTCAGTTTATTTGGAAATCATAAGCATAGGTAGTAAATCGGGGCTTTTGCCCCATACATAAAAAACTATTTACGTTTTTAAACAAAGAGTGTATAAATGAATACACGACGTGAACCATGATTAAAAGCCCTCAGTGATGCTATTTTTTTAACACAATTTTTATCGTTCGTGGTACAATTAATTTAATTAGAAAGGGGATAGTCAATATGGCACCTTTTAATTTTATAAGAATAAATTTAGTTTTGCCAGTATTGTCTACTTTTAACATTAATAATTATTTTAAAAAAGAAAAGAGACAAGGGAAAGCACCTAGAACCGTAGGAGGTTTTACTGATTCAGATTGGCTTAATATAGGAAACGACATGCGAAAAGGTATATTAATATATGATAAAAAACGAACTGCAATCGGAAGAAGATAGGGAAAAAGAATCAGCTATAAAAGATAAAGAGGTAGTTGATAGAATAAAAAAGCTAGATTTACCAGAGGAAAAAAAGCAACATATCATAGCTACTATTGAAATGCACAGAGGCCCTATACCACCTCCAGAAGTTTTGGAAGCATATAAGAATTTGTATCCTAAAGCAGCCGAAGAAATAATTGAGAATGCATTAGATGAATCCAAACATAGGAGACATCTAGAAAATGCACGGCAAAAAAGAAGAGGCCATCTTGCTTGGGTAGTGCTTATAGGAGTTTATTTCATAATGGCCCTGTTTATATTAGCCTCTTTCTATCTAATTTTAAATAATCACAAAATCATAGGCTCAATATTTGCTGGGCTCGGTTTTCTATCTCTTTTGGGAACTACCTTTGATACAGTAAAAGACCTTTCTGGAAATGAAGAACTTTTATCTGATTCCCAAAGTAAAATAAAGGCTAAGGATAAAAACGAGGCTTAGCAATAATTTGGTTCACTGTTTCAGTGCACAAATTAGATCACATTCAACAAGCCCACCTGATTAATTTCGGGTAGGCTTTTGTTATGTTATAATGGTTTCACTAACAAATTACATCTCAAAGGCCTACTATAAATGCTGTAGGCTTTTTTTAATTATGGTTGTAATTATCTACAAAATAAGCTAAAATATTAGTTGCATATATATTGCATAGACTAAAAAGCCTATCTCTTAATTGAGGTAGGCTTATTTTTTACGCGCATCCTAAGGCCGCTTTCACATTCCAGACGTGTAGGTTATATGCTAGCTTGCAAAATATAACACATAAAAAAGTGTAGGTTAAACTATACTATAAATCAAGGCGGGATGCTAAATCTTCAAGCTTTTTGATTACATCACTATCATTTTGTTTAGTTACGTGTACATAAATATTTAACGTGGTTTTAAAATTGGCATGACCTAGACGTTGTTGAACTTCTTTGACCGTTGCACCGGATTCAAAAAGTAGTGAAGCGTGCGTATGCCTGAATCCGTGAACTGTAATACGTTTGAGATCTGGAAACTTTTTATAAAGATCATAGAGATAGCGATTAAAATGCGCTGGATTAAATGGTTTATTATAAGAATTTGGAATTACAAACTGATTTGAATCCGTGAGAGTTATATGCTTTATGACTAAATCTTTTGTTTGCTCGGCTTTCCATTCTTTTAAAATATTGATGGTTTTAGTATCAATTGAAATAGAGCGAATCGAAGCAGAGGTTTTTGGTGATTCAATAATTATAGAATGGTTTATTGAATCAAAAGAAAGAGTTTTATCGATGTTTATTGACTTTTTTTCGAAATCAATATCAGCCCATGTTAAAGCTAACATTTCAGATTTTCGCATGCCGGTAAAAGCCAACAAGCGAAAGGCTGTATAGCTTTTTAGATTATTCATTTTCTTCAAGCACGAAAAAAAAGATTCCAATTCTTGGGCATTATAGAAATTTGCTTTTTTACTTTCATTTTTTGAGGGAGGTAAAGTAGTTTTTGCCATCGGATTTTTTTTGCAAATCTCCATATTAATGCCAAAAGTAAATATTTGTTTCGTTAATGAGCGAAGACTAGCAAAGCTTTTATTCTGGTTAGCCCATTTATCAACAATTCTTTGACAATAAAGAGAGGGGATTTTATCTAATATCTTGTTTCCAAAATAAGGTTTAATATGATTTTCGTAAGAATTGGTTACGGTAGACTGCGTAGAGGCCCTGAAATGTTGTTTGTTTTCTTCAAACCATAGGTTATATAAGTCGCTAAAATTTCGCGGCTGCTTCTCTGGATAATCACCATTAGCAAACGCAAGTTTCAATTGATTTGCAACTAATTTGGCTTCTTTGGAAGTTTTAAAGCCACGCCTAGTTGTTTGAACGTATCGCCCAGTAGTTGGATCAGTGCCAAGATATACTTTAACTGCGTAGAAATTTTTATTAGTACGCTTATTTTTGTATTTCCACACTTTTGCCATAGGTTTTCACTTCTTTCTGTTTACCTTTGCTAGTAAAGTATGCACATATGTTCGATTTAGCTGGTAAATAAAAACCGTCCGTGTGTAACAAACACAGTTTATAATAAAAACAACAATAATAATTGGAGGTAGCGATATGTTTTCTATAAAACCAAAAGCAGCTGATGCTCAAGCAACAGACAATGACATAAAAAAACTTACAAGCAAATTGAGTTTCTGGCAGTCAGTTCATTTTTTAATGTCCGCGTGGTATGTTGACAATCCAGATGGAACAAAAGAAGAAGCCTATAATTATGGGCTGGACCATTTTGATAATAAAGACGATCTTCGCTTCGCATTAGAAAAAATCATCAACTTTGGATCAACAGCTGAGCATTAAAGCTTCTTGACTTTATCTCCGGGCTTTGATTCTTCTTCTTAATAAAATTAGTTGAATTGAGTTGACTATAAATAATCAAATGCGCTAAAATGTATGTAAGATAACTTGAGAAGGAATAACACTGGGTCCCATAATGGGGTAGATACTCATAGTAGTATTGAGCAGTCCTATGTGCCTGGGGTTATCTTTTTTTATTGACTTTTAAGCTTTCAACAAATTTCGATGGATTTTTTTGAATTTCAGAAACAATGAATTCTATAAATTGCTGAGAATAAGTGTAACTATGTTGTTTGCCAATGATATGTTGGTAGGCATATTTATTATTTTCCTTAATATTATAAAAATCAATGACTAGGTTCAGAACGTACGAATTAAAGCCACTTGAATAATCAAATCTAATATTTTTCTTTGCCAAGCGAGTTTTTACAACAGCTATCACGCTATTAAACGAATATTTATGTGTATCTGATGGATCTTTTAATTCTTTGACTAATGCCACTCGATGATCAGATGCCTTATCCACTTTTACTGTAAAATCAGCATTATTTTTGTCCTTGGTTATATATAGATTCTGTTTTATATTAATTGAAAATTTATCAGAATCAAATTCATGACTGAGAACATCAATTTCATTAGCTTGTGTAATAAATTTTTCAGCAATTTCAGGAGGATATTTTAACCGAATTTGTTCATTAGAAAGAGGCGCGTAGCTGGCTGAAATAGTTAGGAAATTTTGTGGAATATATTTTGTGATATCTACTTTATGAAACCTGCTAATTTCTTTAATAAAATTTAGTACACAAGCTTGAAAAAGTGGTGCGTACTTTGCTTCATAATCTTCTGTAATATAGTGGGTGCTTATATTTCTCAGGTCAATAATTTTTTCAAGATTCAAGCGTATACGTGTATTTTTGTCTGTATATATTTTGCTAATTACACCAGATACACTTAATGTTCGGCTGGGATCGTCTTTGAAATAAATGCTCTCGTTACGGTTAAGCAACTCAGCCTTCAACATTAATTCCCATGCATTGATTACAAAAAAAGAAAATCCTTCAATGCGATAATGAATGGTCGGTTTATTATAAATTTCGATACCCATTATAAACGCTTCAATACTCTTATCAACAAGTCTCTTTGATAAGTCTTCCATAACATAACCCCCCCCTTAAGCTTTCAGCTTTTACCGTCGTCAGTGTTTGGACTCCAGCCCCAGAACGGGGAAGATATTAATTGTAAAAAACTCATTTCTTAAATATTACCATAATTATGTTTAAAAATGTCCATATAAGCATAATTAAAAACAAAAATATTGATTAAATTAAAAATGTAGATACAAAAAAACTGTTACTCAATTTGAGTAACAGCCACCACCGTCAGAAATTTTTTGATACTCCTTTTGATACTCTTTTATTACCAATTCTTAAAAACAATTAGACACGCTCTAAGCTGAAATCACCTCAACAATGCTATTTTAAACATCGTTACCATCAGTTAAAATTCATTTAATGGATCATGCCGGACTTGAACCGGCGACCTCCTACATGCGAAGCAGGCGCTCTCCCAACTGAGCTAATAACCCAAGACACTGTTATTATATCACTGCTAGTCAGGAGTCGCAAAG